GAATGGTAAAAACTACCTGAACAAAATTATCGTTCTGTCCGTTCTCGTTTGTTCTTGAAGCATTGTTTGTAGTTACGTTTGCCCAAAGAGTATAATCTAAAGCAGTTGTTACGGTATTTCCACCGAAGCCATCGGAAACAGTTGTTGTGATCCACATTTCAATAATTCTATCGTATTTTCTTGAAATCATTATAAAAATCGTCTGTTAACATCAATATTAGATAAGACAAAGTCAGGAACGCTATTCATTGCGTTTTTAGTTTCTGAATTATAAAACCAAAAGTTGATAAGCTGTAAAGCACTATCGATTAATTCCGAAGGAATATCCTCAACAGAAGTATATCCAGTTGTTAAAGTAACCATATTATTAACCGTTGGAACAATAGCATATAAAGGCCTGTATTCTATTTCTAATTCGGTTTCAGTATTGTCAATAGGATAATCGTAAACTCTAACTTGTTGCACTAAAGCGCAATCTTTAAAATAAACTTTATCACGTGTTTTGAATATGTGATTTGTACGTTTCTCAATAAATGAAAGTGCAGAGTTTATCATGCCGGTTATTTCATCATCGGTAACGGTTTGCCCATCATCGATTTTAAGATATAACTTCGCTTGTTCTAAAGAAATAACATCGGTATAATTAGTCATTATTTTTTGCTTTTAGTTTCTTTTACTTCTTTAACTTCTTTAACTTCCTCTAAATAACCATCAGTAAGCATTCCTAAAGCTTGTTCTTTAGTCAACTCAATAGTTTGTCCTTTTTTATAGTTTTGTTTATTGGAATGAGTGTAAAATGGTTTTAATACTTTAAATATCATGTGGAGTTTATTAGTATAATTATTTATCATAAAAAAAGCCACCACAATCAAGCAGTGGCTTTAGTTTAAAAATATTAATGATTATGCAGTAGCAGTGAAATCACCGTAAACAATTGCCAATGGTTGTTCAACAGCCAAAGCAACTTGAGCCTCAATACGGGCAGTGATGTTGTTGTTCACAAAGTTTGTTCCTTCTGTTTCAGAAAACTCTAAAGATAAACCTTCAGTAGTTACTTTGTTAACTCTTGTCCAATCACCAACATAGTATTTGTTAGCAGCTAACCAAGTAGCTTTAAATACTTGAACTCCTGCAACTCTTAAAACTCCACCTTCGTAAGTAACGGCAGACTCTAAATCCATTTTTGCAGTTTTCAAGATATCTAAATAATCAGTTGGTCTGATAACGATACCATTTACAGTGTAGTTAGCATCTTCTAATTTACCAATCTCATTGATAAGCATTTCAGATTTAGAACTTCCTGTTATGATTTCAGTTGAAGCTGTAGCATCATCAGCTAATATTGTGTTGAATGCAGCGTTTTCAGCTTTCAAGTAATCTCTTCTCAACAAGTCAGGAATAGCTGAAGTGATGTAAGAAAGATTGTTACGCATTTTTTTAGAGTAACGAGCAAAACCTGCAATGAAGTTTGTTGAAACATCAACAGCAGTAAAGTCGTAATCTCTTTGGTTTTTAGCAGCTCCTTCTGAATTTGCTCCGATTGATCCTTCTCCTGCACCTTCTACTGTATAAGTATAAGTTCCACCATTGATATTAATGTTACCTGTTAAGTCAGCAACGTTTAACATTTGTGATGGGAATTTAACAATGTCAAAGTTGTAATCTCTTGGCTCTTCTCCGGTAAAGTTAGCAGTAGTCATATTTCCTACAGCTTTCAATCTTACTTTGTTGTTCTCACCAACAGAAGCAATTCTTTCAGCATTGTCTTTAATTACAGATTTGATAGCATCAACTCCTTTGTTAGCAGTTGCTTTAGCACCTTCTTGTAATTTAACATCCAATTTGTCAGCGTGATCTTGTACAGCTTTCAAGTCAGCAGTAAATTTAGCTTCCAATTCTTCTCTTACTGATTTTATATCAGCTTCGAAAGTAGATTTGATTGAAGCAGTTAATTTTGTTTCAAAAGCATCGATTGCGCTTTTTACTTCTGAAGCGGTTTTAGTTTCCAATCCGCTTTTAATGTTTGCCAATTCGGCCAATAATTTTTCGTCCATTTTTATTTTATGTTTAACGAGTTTGTAAATGATTTTAACGTGTCTAATATAAGCGGCTCATCTTCTGGAGTGTCAGGTTCTGACGGCTCGTCTGTAAGTGCTTTTAATAATGTTTCGATTTGTTTTAATCTGATATCGGAATAATCCAAATCGTATGCTTTTGTTATCAATTCCATTAAACCATAATGCGATTTAATAGCTTTTATATTTTGTACTGTGCTTAATTCATTCGCTGCCCAACTTGATAGGAATGAATATTCAGCAAGTTTATACTCTGTAATTTTGGCTTTTTCTTTTGCATCCCGGCTCATTACCTTATATCCAATGCTTAACTCTGCATTTAGATTGCTATCATGCATAAGTTTAACATCTGTAAACATATCACGACCTAAATCCTTTTTCATATTGAACTGGGTAGTAGTTAGCAAACCATAAGTATCTTTAGTGTCAATCTCTAAAGGAACACCAATCATCATAGTTGGATTATGGTCCTTTAATACTCGAATGCGCTTAAAGTTTTCCGCAACCGTTTTGTTAAACGATCCATAAGCGGAAATATCACCATCGCTGTCTTTAACATTGTAAACGTTAGCGTAAGCTGTAACAACTCCTTTGCTTTCGTCTAACTCTTTTAAGTCGTATGCTAATTGTTTGAACTCTATTCTATCCATTAAAATTAGTGTTTATAGATACAAAGATATAAATTTTATTTAGACTTAATATAAATAGTATATATTTTTTTTAGAAGGTAAAGAAAGTTTGTTTTAAGTCAAAGTAGAAACGCATTGCTAATGCATCGGAGTAATCGGGTGAATGGCCAATTAACTCCTTTACTTTTTCTTTTGGCAATATTCTTAACTTACCATCTTGGTCAATCTTATCTCTTTTAACCTGTTCTAACTCTTTGGTTATTATATCTTGAATGTCTGCATTATTGCAATCGATAAATAGTTTGTTGGATTGGATTAGTTCCGCCAATTTATAATAGCATTGTGTTTTTAGGTTTTGATACTCGACATTATTGTTTTCCTCTTTTAATGCTTTGGAATTATTTACAAATCCTTTGCAACGTACAATATCCACAACTCCACCACCGACACCATCTTCATCGGCAACAACATTAGACAATGGAACTCGATGTTTATTCATTAATGATTTGATTGCTTCGGCAGTTTCGGTAATACTTGATTTGTCTAAAGTAAATATCTCAATAACTCTGAATCCACTCCAAACAAGTATAACCATCTTATCGCTACCATATCGAGCAATATCCGCACTAATATACATATCACCGGCATCAACAAAGTCGTTAGTAAATATGTTCTGAATCTTATCAAAATCGATAAGCCTTGCCGGATCATTGTCAAACTCCCAATTGCCATAATACAACCTTTGTTTACTATTTTCGTCTAAAGCGAGTAAACTATCTAAATAGGATGGAGGTAAGTTAGGATTGTCAGTTGGTAATGATTGTATAAACTTTCTCGTATCATTTATAGTTCCGGCAGCAGTAGGAATGTAAAACTTTGAATAGGTCCAGTTCTTTGCCGGGTTACACGTTCCTAATATCTTTGGAGTAAGGTTATATTCATTTAGTTTATATCTTATCCTGGATGTAACTATTTGCCATGCCTTAAATGATATTTGATTGCACTCATCTATAAACGCTCCGGTTATCTCTAACGAACCTAAACTATCAAAGTTTGGATCAGCGGGATAGGAATATAAATCCTTTAAAAGTATTTCACTTCCATTGGTCCAGGTGATCACTCCTGTTTGACTATTGTAGTTATAAGAAGTAGATAGCTTTAAATTGGATGTAAGTTCAAAGAAAGTATTTAAAGTAGTTTCTTTTAATGTCTTTAGCTTTGACCTTCCCATTAACCAACGAGTTGCTGGATATGTTTGACATTGTTCGATAAGCCATAATACACCGAGAGCGGATTTGCCACCACCCGCAGCACCACCGTATAATATTTCTTTTGTTACATTATCTTTAAGATAATAAACAGCGTGTTCTTGCTTAATTAATAATCTCATTTGGTTTTATTCCACTACCTAACGAAATAATGTTTGTAGTGATTTCACCGGAGTGTTCTGTTTGAACTTTATCGCCAAACATTTTTGGATAAAATTTAGCCATTTTCCATTTTAATGTTTGCACTAAAGTATTATAAGTTGAAGCATCAATCTCTTTTGCCAATAACATAGAACGGTATTCATCCATTTCATTTTCTAAAGCTTCGGCTTTGTCTTGTACGCTGTTTATGTACAACGTTCGTAATTCATCATTCTCACGCTTCCAACGTCTAAAAGTTGACCAGCTTGGATATAAGTTGTTTGAATCTAAAACTTTTATAATATTATCACCTTTTGCAACTAACTCGCAAATCTCAATACATAAATCAAAATTATATTCGCTTGGTCTTGCCATATCTTTTTTTTAATACGTTAAACCTACTCTATTGCTAAAGTAGGTAAAGAGTAACTTTAATTTACTACTCCCGCTAATTTTTATTAATTAAGTTTCTAATCGCTATATTCTTTTTAATCTCATCGTATAGTTCACCGTTAAACTCCAATATGAAATCAGTTCCATTTAAAACCAAACACATCGTTTCACTATCGATTACATAACAGCCATTAACATCAGAGATAACAAAATCGAAGTTTCGGTATTCCTGATCATGTTCTGTTTCAATTAAAACTCTTGGCTGCTTCATATAACAAAGATATATAAAAAATAATTAGAAAAATGTTTGGTAGTTTATTATAAATAACTATATTTGCATATAATTAATAACTAAAAAATCAAATATTATGACAACTACACAAATCAAATCAATCAAAATGGGTACAATTTTAACTTGGATTCCAACTGGAGAGAAATTTAAAGTTACTGGATTTAATGAATTTAAAATTAAAGATGGAACTGAAACTAAAGTTACGGGAATAGAATGCGATGATAATGGCCGATATGACCAACAATCAATGCCAAGCATTTATAATTTAAGTAAATGTAATTAATAACCAAGTGGAGCAGCATACTATAAACTGCATTAATAATTAAACCAAAACATTATGAAAACATTTTTATCAAAACAGAAGTACCAAGTTTACGCAATAGGATTCATTGCAGTATATTTTTTAACCCGATTTTTATATTAATTATTATGAGCATCAGAGCTAAACAAAAGTTCTATAACCAGGCTGTAACGCTTGGAATAGATTTAAAGGATTTGGATGTTGAAAGATTAGATTTTTCAGGTCCAGTTAAACACAAGAGCAGTTTTAAGAAACGAGCTTCAGAAATAAAGGAAATGTACAACTATCGCTTTCCCGCTTATGTAGAGCCTCGCAGTTTTGATTTCGGATTGTTTAACATTGAATTTAAAAGAAAATGACAAAAAAGGAATTAAAATTTTTACTTAAAACAGCATTTAAAGGATTTATATTTATTACTTTATTTACTATTTTATTCATCTTAATTTTTATAAAATGAAAAAATTAATTTTAGATTCAATAAAGGATTTTTGTAATGAGAATTACAATTGGTTTGATTACTATATTAACTCCAAAGGCTTTGAAATTTACGATAAAGATTTTAATTGCATTGCTGTAGTTGATTTCGAGGTTGAGGTTGAGGTTTATCGTAAGCCATGTACAGGCAATTATTTCAATCCACCCGAAACAGGCGAATGTGATTTTATACTTTACGAAATTATTTTGCATGAAGTTTATAACTCAAAAGGACAATTACTACCAAACTATAAAGTAAAATTACAAGAGGAATTGGATAACGTAAAAGGTAAAATAATATGAAAACATCAGTAGAATGGTTAGAAGATTGCTTAACAGAGCAATATCCAAATGGTAAATTTGTTTGGAATACAAGAGCAGATATAGAAGCTTTATTTAAACGTGCCAAAGAAATGGAAAAGGAGCAGTTAGAATGCGCCTGGAACTCATCGGATCAAAACATGCGCTTTCAATTTAGTAGTTCAGCATATAAAGCAATTACATTTAAACAATGGTTAGAAAATTTTAAAGAAGAATAATATGAAAAAAGAAAAAAATCTCGGAGGCAGACCTAAAGCATTTATTGACGATGTGGCGGTTGTATTGCCTATTTCAGTTCCAAGTAAAGAGCGTGAAAGATTGCGAATAAAATGGAACAAAGATTTAGATAAATTTAGAATTAAAAAATAAATTTGTTTATTAATTATAAATAACTATATTTGTAACCGAGTTGGTCAGAACTCTAAACCGAAACATAACTATTCCCTCTGACACTACATACTGACCTATGTTTTGAAAGAGGGATTTTTATTTTAAACTATTATGAAAACACTATTTGAAAATTTAAAAGAAGAACACAAAGAGCAGTTGGAAGTGATGAAAGAAATTTATCCAAACTCCCACGCAAGATTAGTAAAAGCATTAGAGGATAATTATTTATATTCTTTGCTGACAATATCAGATGCTTATACATTGGTTTTAAACACGAGTAACAAAAGCTTTTCAATAACTAATTTATCAGACCTATTTTATGAGTAATAAAGATTTATTTCAGATGATGAGAGAGCAGGAAATTCAAACACAGAATTTCATGCCAAACAAAAAAGAGATCCAATTCTCTGCGACAAAATTTATAACTGATGTTATAGATGGAGGCGAGGTTGACAAGTACGAACTCCTGGCACAAGCTAAAAGAATGCAAGAAGCACTCGATGTAATTACTGCTAAAATTTTAGAAGTAGTGCCACAGGAAAACTTTGAGGCTTTTGGCCTTAAAGGAACGTTTAGAAATGGTGGTGAAACCATAAACTATAAAGATGATTTTAAATGGTCAGAAATCAAAGAAAAACTAAACGAAAGGGAAATGCTCCTGAAGGTAGCGTTAAAGTCTAATTCAAGCATTTACGATGATGATGGTGTTGAAGTAACAAGAGTAAGCACATCACCACGTAAAGATACTTTAGCTATATCTTGGTAATTAATAAAAAATAGAGTAAATTTATAAAATAATATTAACAGATGCAAGGTTTGGGCATCTTAATTTCAAACCACAAATAAATAATAATATTATGAGTAATCGCAAACAAGCCTTTGCACAACCGCAAAGCAATCCATCAACAAAGTTTATCGAGTGGAAATCAAACGACAAATGTTTTTCTTACTACGACAAAGAGAAACAGGAGAACGTTCAAATTCCTTTACCATTTAAGTTTTTAGTTCTTGATGAACTTCACACCGTAAAAGGTTGGAATGATGCCACAAGTAGCAGCATTTATTCTAATGAGGTTAAATTCATTTCAAAAGAGGAGATGACTGTTAAGCCATTCAAAGGCAATGAAATTGCCAAAGGTCTTTATAAAGACATTAAAGAAAAAGTTGTTGCTGCCGGAGGCCATTATACGAGAAGCATTTATATAATGCTTGAAGATGGATCATTGGCAAATATTCAATTAAAAGGAAGTGCCACGCAACAATGGGGTGATTTTACGCAAAAGACTCGATCTAGGTTAGCTGATGAGTGGGTTATTGTTAAAGATACCAAAGATGGCAAAAAAGGAGCTGTTAAATATTCAATGCCAAACTTTACTTTTGAAAAGTCTTTAAGCGAATCAGAAGCCAAACAAGCGGATGAGTGCTTTGACATTTTAGAGGCATACCTTAAAACCTATTTAGTCAAACAAGATGTAAACGATATTGAGGTGGTTTTAAATGGAGACATTGCCAATGACTTTAATGAAACACAAGAAGCTTCAGAGTTTGATGACGATTTAGATTTTTAAATAGCATTCAACACAACTAATTAAACCACCTTAACCGGTGGTTTTTTTATTTTAAACCAAGTTTAAAATTTTAAACTTTTTTAAACTAATTTTAAACCAAGGTTTTCAAGAATATCAAGGCTTAACGTCGATTTTAAACCAAGTTTAAAACTTTTTCTATAAATAATAATTTTTTTCTAAAATAAAAATATAAAATAATATATTTTAAACTTGGTTT